ATGTGGCGGCATATCGCCTCTAACGCGCTGACCCTGCTGATTGTCGTCACCTTCCTTCTGGGCGGGCTGATTCTATGGGGCAAGCAGCAATACAGCGGTCCCGGCCCGCTCGCCGAGGCGATCTGCCTGCAGGTGCCGCCGGGGTCGAACATGACGCGCATCTCAAGAACACTGGAGGCGGAGGGCGCGATCAGCAGCGGTCCGATCTTCCGTATCGGAGTTGACTACGACGGCAAGGCCGATCAGCTCAAGGCCGGGAGCTTCCGCGTGCCTGAAGGGGCCTCCATGCAGGAGATAGCCGACATCGTGACGGCTGGTGGAGGCAGCACCTGCGGCACGGAGATCCTTTATCGTGTGGGGGTGACCCAGACGCGGATGGAACTGCGTGAGTTTGATCCCGGGCGCGAGGTGTTCGACACGACCGTCGAGTTCACGCCGGGCGTGGATGAGGGCGAGGTTCCCGAAGCTTTTGCCGAGGCGCGCGAGCAGCCGGGTACGCGCTATCGTCTTGCCGTGGCCGAAGGGGTCACGAGTTGGCAGGTGGTCGAAGCGCTGAAGGCGGTGGAACTGCTTGAGGGCGAGGTGGAGGTGCCCGCCGAAGGCACGCTCGCGCCCGACAGCTATGAGCTTCGGGCGGGCGATACACGCGCCTCTGTCATCGCGCGGATGCAGGAGGCGCAGGAGGCTCTGCTTGCCGCCGCGTGGGAAAGCCGGGTGGAGGATCTGCCGGTGGAGAGCCCCGAGGAGCTTCTGACGCTCGCCTCCATCATCGAAAAGGAAACCGGCGTGCCCGAAGAGCGGCGGCAGGTGGCCAGCGTCTTTGCCAACCGGCTGAACCGGGGGATGCGGCTTCAGACCGACCCGACGGTGATCTATGGCATCACGCAGGGTCAGGGTGTTCTGGGGCGCGGATTGCGCCAGAGCGAATTGCGCGGCGAGACGCCCTGGAACACCTATGTGATCGAGGGGCTTCCGCCGACGCCGATCGCCAATCCGGGGCGCGCGAGCCTTGAGGCGGCGGCACGGCCGGCGCAGACCGATTGCGTGTTCTTCGTGGCCGACGGCAGCGGCGGACATGCCTTTGCCGCGACGCTGGCCGCGCATAACCGCAATGTCGCGCGCTGGCGCGCCATCGAGGACGGCGCCACCCCGCCGGAGATTGAAGGGGATGGCTGCGCGCGGTGATGTAACCTCTTGTTAACACACTGAAACTTGACATTGCGCGCGGTCTGTGGCATAAATCGTGGCAAGCTGGAAGAAGTGGGTAGCGGCCCTGGGGGAAACCTCGGGGCCGTTTTTCATTTTGCTCGTGCGGAGGGGCAACTTTGCATGAGAGGCGACGAGACGACATGACATTGAACACCCCGACCGAAGAAGAGCGGCTCAATGCCCGCATAGGGCAGCTCCGGCAGGCGCTTCGGAAACTCACCGATGATCTGCACAGATTGAATGCACAGGTGCGCGCGGGGGAGGAAACCGCGGTGCGCGACAGTGGCCGGGCACTGACAGAGATCCGGCACTGGATGCGGATCGCAATCGAAACGGAGGCGCAACTTGATGAACTCGCAAAAGAAAGGGGATGTCGTGGTGATTCCCGACCTCTCGACCTGGAACGGGCACGATCTTCGATCGGGTGCCGCATGGCTCGCCTCAGAAGGGCCCGATGTCCAGGAGGCTTTTCTTGATGAACTGACCGAGGGAGAGCTTCTGGCTCTCCCTTTTCTGTTCGAGTTCTGGGCAATGGAGCATCAACTCCCGCCCGAGGGTGAGTGGAAGACATGGATGATCCTGGGCGGGCGCGGGGCGGGCAAGACCCGTGCCGGCGCCGAATGGGTGCGCGGCATGGTCGAGGGTGCTCGGCCGGACGATCCGGGCCGGGCGCGGCACGTGGCGCTGGTGGGTGAGACCATCGAGCAGGTGCGCGAGGTGATGGTGTTCGGTGAAAGCGGTCTGCTGGCCTGCTCTCCGCCCGACCGTAAACCCGAGTGGGAGGCGGGGCGCAAGCGTCTTGTCTGGCCCAACGGCGCGGTGGCGCAGGCATTCTCGGCGCATGATCCCGAGAGCCTGCGCGGGCCGCAGTTCGATGCTGCCTGGGCCGATGAGTTGGCCAAGTGGAAGAAGGCGGAGGCGACATGGGACATGCTCCAGTTCGGGCTACGGCTGGGCGATCATCCGCAGCAATGCGTGACCACGACGCCGCGCAATGTGCCGATCCTGCGCCGCCTTCTGGATACCGGCAGCACGGTGAGCACGAGTGCGCCGACCGAGGCGAACCGGGCGTTCCTGCCGGAAAGCTTCCTTGAGGAGGTGAAAGCGCGCTATGCGGGCACCCGGCTGGGGCGGCAGGAGCTTATGGGCGAGCTGCTGGACGAGGCGGAGGGCGCGCTTTGGACGCCGGCGATGCTGCGCGCGGCGCAGGTGGAGCGGGCGCCCGATCTGAGCCGGATCGTGGTGGCGGTGGACCCGCCCGTGAGCGGACACGGCGGATCGGACGAATGCGGAATCGTGGTGGTGGGCGCGCAGGCGCGCGGGCCGGTGCGCGACTGGACCGCCTGTGTGCTCGACGATGTGAGCCTGCGCGGGGTGAGTCCGGCCAACTGGGCGCGGGTGGCGATCACGGCGATGGAAAGCTGGGGCGCCGACCGGCTTGTGGCCGAGGTCAACCAGGGCGGCGACATGGTGCAGTCGGTGATCCGGCAGGTCGATCCGCTGGTGCCGTTCAAGGCGGTCCATGCCGCGCGCGGCAAGGCGGCGCGGGCCGAGCCGGTGGCCGCGCTCTACGAGCAGGGGCGGGTGAAGCACCTGCGCGGGTTGGGCGAGCTTGAGGAACAGATGTGCGCGATGACCGCGCGCGGATTCGAGGGGCGCGGATCGCCCGATCGGGTGGATGCGCTTGTCTGGGCGCTGCACGAGTTGATCGTGGAGCCGGCGGCGAAATGGCGGCACCCGCAGGTGCGCCGGCTCTGAGCGCGGAGAGTGAGTATCTTGCAAAGATGAAGGTGGGGCGGGCCGGGGCCGGGGCGGATGCGCGCAACGGGCAGCGCACGGTGCGGTTTCGGTGGCTTAACACCGATCTGCGACAACGGTTCGCGAGACAGGCGAACAGGACCAGACAGTCAGGAGCGTCAGACGATGGTATTTGATTTCTTGCGGCGCGGTACGGCGCAGGACGCGCCCGAGCGGAAGGCCAGCGCGGCCGCGCCGGTGGTGGCCTACCACGGCGCGGGTCGGGTGGCCTGGAGCCCGCGCGACACGGTCACGCTGACCCGGACGGGATTCGCGGGCAACCCGGTGGGGTTCCGTTCTGTGAAGCTCATCGCCGAGGCGGGTGCGGCCTTGCCGCTGGTGTTGCAGGACGCCGAACGGCGCTATGAGGAGCACCCGGTGCTGTCTCTGATCCGGCGGCCCAACCCGGCGCAAGGGCGCGCGGAGCTTCTGGAGGCGCTCTACGCGCAGCTTCTTCTGTCCGGGGACGGCTATCTTGAGGCGGTGGTGGGCGACGGCGGCCTGCCGCTGGAGCTTCATGTGCTGCGGTCCGAGCGGATGCGGGTGGTGCCGGGCGCGGATGGCTGGCCGGTGGCCTATGAATACAGCGTGGGCGGGCGCAAGCATCGGTTCGATGTGAGCGCGGCGCCGGTGATCTGCCATATCCGCAACTTCCACCCGCAGGACGATCACTATGGGTTCTCGCCCATGCAGGCGGCGGCCACGGCGGTGGATGTGCACAATGCGGCCTCGCGCTGGTCCAAGGCGCTTCTGGACAATGCGGCGCGGCCCTCGGGGGCGATCGTCTATGCCGGGGCCGATGGCCAGGGGGCTGACGACGGATCAATACGACCGGCTCGTGAGCGAGATGGAAAGCCACCATCAGGGCGCGCGCAACGCCGGGCGGCCGATGCTTCTTGAAGGCGGGCTTGACTGGAAGCCGATGGGGTTTTCGCCCTCGGACATGGAGTTTCAGAAAACCAAGGAGGCGGCGGCGCGAGAGATCGCGCTCGCCTTCGGGGTGCCGCCGATGCTTCTGGGGATACCGGGGGATGCGACCTATGCCAACTATCAGGAGGCGAACCGCGCCTTCTATCGACTGACGGTGCTGCCGATGGCGACGCGCGTGGCGGCGGCGATGAGCGAGTGGCTCTCGGTCTTCACCGGCGAGGCGGTGACGCTTCGGCCCGATCTGGACCAGGTGCCCGCGCTGGCGGTGGAGCGGGACGCGCAATGGACGCGTGTCGCGGCGGCGGATTTCCTCAGCGCGGGGGAAAAGCGCGCCTTGTTGGGGCTGCCGGCGCAGCCGGACGGTGACCCGGATGGATGACGGGCGCTATGGGTTCGAGGTGTTCGATTGCGCGCCGGCGTTGCGGCTGGAGGCGCACGAGCGGGTCGCGAAATTGCAGATCGACAGCATCAACCGGCGGCTCGACAAGCTCGAGGAGGTGATGGAGCGGCTGGAGCGGCGGCTCTGGCTGACGGTGTTCGGCGTGGTGGGGGTGATCCTGGCGCAGGCGGTGCAATCGCTTCTGGAGGCCGCGCCCTGAGCGCGAGACAAGGGATGAGGGATATGGAAATGGAATGCGACAGCGGGTTGGAGCGGAAATTCGCGCGCTTCGGTGACGGGCTGGAGGTGCGCGACGGCACCGTGATCGAGGGCTATGCCTCGCTCTTCGGGGCGCGCGATCAGGGTGGCGACGTGGTGCAGACGGGCGCCTATGCGCAGTCTCTGGCGGCGCTGGCCAAGGCGGGGCGGCGGGTCAAGATGCTGTGGCAGCACGATCCGGCGCAGCCCATCGGAATCTGGGACGAGGTGCGCGAGGACGGCAAGGGGCTCTGGGTCAAGGGGCGCCTGCTTGAGGGGGTGGAAAAGGGCCGCGAGGCGGCGGCGCTGATCGGGGCAGGCGCGATCGAAGGGCTGTCGATCGGTTATCGCACGCTGCGGTCGGCCAAGACTGACAGGGGCCGCAGGCTTCTGACCGAACTGGAGCTTTGGGAGGTCTCTCTGGTGACGTTCCCGATGCTGCCCAGTGCGCGGGCGGCCGCCAAGGGGGAGACCCTGTCGGTCGGTGACCTGCGCGAACTGGCGGCGGCCTTCGAGGGCGCGCGCCGCGATCTGGCGGGCGGTGGCCGTCGCCAGACCTAGAGCAACCCAGAACAGGATCAGGACATGAGCAAGACCGAGAACGACTCTCGGGCCGGGGAAGATCTGTCTCCGGTGGCCGAGGTGAAATCCGCCGTGGCAGGTTTCACGAGCGATTTCAGAGGGTTTCAGACCGAAATTCACAAACGACTTCAAAAGCAGGAAGAACGGATGACCATGATGGAACACAAATCCCGGAGCGCGGCGCGTCCGGCGCTGGCCATGGCGAGCGATTTTGACGCGCCCCACGCCAAGGCGTTCAACGCCTATCTGCGCAGCGGTGAGGATGACGGGCTGCGCGGGCTGGAACTTGAGGGCAAGGCGATGTCCACTTCGGTCAACTCGGACGGCGGGTTTCTTGTCGATCCGCAGACTTCGGAGCGCATCAATTCGGTGTTGCACTCGGCAGCCTCGATCCGGGCTATCGCCAATGTGGTGCAGGTGGAGGCGACCTCCTACGATGTGCTGATCGATTCCACCGATGTGGGCGCGGGCTGGGCCGATGAAACCTCGGCCCGGTCCGAGACGGGAACGCCGGTGATCGAGCGGATCGCCATTCCGCTGCATGAGCTTTCGGCGCTGCCCAAGGCATCGCAGCGCCTGCTGGACGACAGCGCCTTCGATATCGAAGGTTGGCTTGCGGGGCGGATCGCGGACCGTTTCGCGCGCGCCGAGGCGTCGGCCTTCATCACCGGCGACGGGGCGGACAAGCCGACCGGCATCCTCAACCATCCGGCGGTGGACAACGGTGTCTGGACCTGGGGCAATATCGGCTACGTGCCCACGGGCGTGGACGGAGCCTTCGGCGGCGGCGAGGCGATCATAGATCTGGTCTATGCGCTGGGCGCGCGCTATCGCGCCAATGCCAGCTTCGTAATGAACTCCAAGACCGCGGGGGCGGTGCGCAAGCTTAAGGACAATGACGGTCGTTTCCTGTGGTCCGATGGGTTGGCCGCCGGAGAGCCGGCGCGCCTTCTGGGCTATCCGGTGCTGATCGCCGAGGACATGCCCGACATCGCAAGTGGCGCCGATGCCATCGCGTTTGGTGATTTCGCGGCGGGTTACACGGTGGCCGAACGCCCCGATCTGCGGGTGCTGCGCGATCCGTTCAGCGCCAAGCCGCATGTGCTGTTCTATGCCACCAAGCGTGTGGGCGGGGACGTGAGCGATTTCGCCGCGATCAAGCTGCTGCGGTTCGCGATCTCCTGACGAGGGCCGGGACGGCGGGGGGCCGGGAGACCGGGCCTCTGCCGGGCGCGCGCCGTGACATCCCGCGTTGTCTGGCTGCTCCCCTCCGTTCGAGCGACGCGGGGGCGCGCGCCCAACATTCGGAGGGGCCGGAGTATTGGAGTTATCCATGATGTTGATCGAAGAAACACAGGTGCCCGATGCGGCCCTTCCGGTCGCGGCGTTCAGAGAGCATCTGCGTCTTGGCAGCGGGTTCGCGGATGACAGCCTTCAGGACGGGGTGCTGGCCAGTTTTCTCAGGGCGGCGCTGGCAGCGATCGAGGCGCGCACCGGAAAGGCGCTTCTGGAGCGGAGCTTTGCCCTGACGGTGCAGGCCTGGCACGGGCCGGAGCGCCAGCCGCTGCCACTGGCGCCCATCAGCGCTGTTGGCGAGGTGGTGTTGGTGGACGGGGATGGCGGCGAGACACTCGTTGCGCCAAGTGCCTATCGCCTGTTGCCGGACCCGTGGCGCCCAGTTTTATATGCAGTGGGTGCGCATCTGCCACGCATCGGCGCAGAGGGCCATGCAGTGGTCTGTTTTGTCGCGGGCTACGGCCCCGACTGGAACGATCTGCCGCCTGATCTGTGCCAGGCGGTGCTGCTGCTGGCGGCGCATTACTACGAGCATCGCAACGAGACGACACTTGGCAGCGGCTGCGCGCCCTTTGGCGTGACCAGTTTGATCGAGCGGTATCGGCCGATGCGTATGACGCTGGGAGAGGGCCAATGAGTCCGAGGCTGAACCGCAAACTGCTTCTGGAATCGGCGGCGCGCGTGCCGGACGGGGCCGGGGGTTTTTCCGAGAGCTGGGCGGCACGTGGCACGCTCTGGGCCGAGGTGACGGCGCGCAGTGGGCGGCAACGCGAGAGCGGCGAGGCGCCAGTGATGCGGGTGCCTTATCGAATCGTGGTGCGCGGTGCGCCGCACAGTGGCCCGCAACGTCCCAGGCCCGGGGACCGCTTCCGCGACGGGGCGCGCATCTATGTGATCGAAGCGGTTGCCGAGCGTGACCCGGAGGGGCGGTTCCTGACCTGCTTTGCAAAAGAGGAGAGCGTGACATGAGCTATGCGGTGGCCTCGGCGCTTCAGGCGGCGGTGTATCAGCATCTTGCGGCGGATGCGGCGCTTGATGCGCTGATCGGGGATGCGATCTTTGACCAGGTGCCAAGCGGAACCCCGCCCCCGACCTATGTGGCTCTTGGGCCCGAAACGGCGCGCGACAGGTCCGACAAGACAGGCGCGGCGGCCGAGCACCGGCTGGTGATTTCGGTGATCACCGACAGCGCCGGGTTCTCGGTAGCCAAGGATGTGGCCGTGGCGGTGAGCGATGCGCTTGGCGGTGCCGATCTGGCGCTCAGCCGGGGGCGGCTGGTGTCGCTCAACTTCGACCGGGCGACGGCGAAACGAGAGGAAAGCGGCGCGCTGCGCCGGATCGACCTGCGCTTTCGGGCGCGTGTCGAGGACAACTGATTTTCAGCAAAGCGGAGAGATGCGATGGGTGCCCAGAATGGCAAGGATCTTCTGATCAAGGTGGACCTGACCGGCGACGGTCAGTTCCAGACAATCGCGGGGCTGCGAGCCACGCGGGTGAGTTTCAACGCCGAGAGCGTGGATGTGACCAGCCTTGAAAGCCAGGGGGGCTGGCGCGAGCTTCTGGCCGGTGCCGGGGTCCGCTCCGCCAGCATCGCCGGATCGGGGGTGTTCAAGGACGCCAATACCGATGAGCGCGCGCGGCAGATCTTCTTTGATGGGGAAACCCCCGATTTCGGCACCGTGGAGGGGCCATTTCAGGTCGCGTCGCTGGAATACGCCGGCAACCACGACGGTGAGGCGACCTATGAGTTGTCGCTGGCTTCGGCCGGGGCGCTGAGCTTCACCGCGCTGGTGTGATCATGCCGAATCCCTGGGCCGGAGAGGTGGAGCTGATCATGGACGGACGCGCGCATGTACTCAAGCTGACGCTGGGTGCGCTGGCCGAACTTGAAGCCGGACTCGGGAGCGACACGCTTCTGGAACTGGTGGAGCGCTTTGAAAGCGGTGCGTTTTCCAGCCGCGACGTGCTGTCGCTCATCGTGACGGGGCTGCGTGGCGGAGGTTGGCAGGGGCGCGCCGAGGATCTGCTTTCGGCTGAGATCGAGGGCGGGCCGATGCAGGCCGCGAAGGTGGCGGCGCAGCTTCTGGCGCGGGCCTTTGCCGTGCCGGGTGAGGGCGCGCCATGAGCGGGTTCGACTGGCCCGCGCTACTGCGGGCCGGTCTTCACGGGCTGCGCCTGTCGCCGGAGGCGTTCTGGGCGCTGACCCCCGCGGAACTGCGCATGATGCTGGGCGAGAGAGAGAGCGGCCGACCGCTCAGCCGTGGGCGGCTTGAAGAGCTGCAGGCGGCCTATCCCGATGACACAGGAGGGACCGGAGATGACGGAGATTGAAGGGCTTGAGGCGCTGGATGCGCAGGTCGATGCGCTTGAGCAGAGCCTTGGGCAGACGACGAGCGTGGCGGCAGGCTTCGACAGCGAGTTGCGCCGGATGCGCGAGGCGCTGGCCGCGACGGGGCAGGACGCCAAAACGCTCGAACGCGGGTTGAGCCGGGGGCTGCGTCGGGCCTTCGATGGGGTGATGTTCGACGGCATGAAGTTGTCGGGGGCGCTCGAGACGGTGGCGCAGGCGATGATGAACGCGACCTACAGGGCGGCGTTGCGGCCCGTTGCACGCCATTTCGGGGGGGTGCTCTCAGATGGGGTCGGTGCGCTGGTGAACGGTGTGCTGCCGTTCGAGAAGGGCGCGCCGTTCTCGCAGGGCTGGGTGATGCCATTCGCCAATGGCGGCGTGGTGCAGGGGCCGGTGCGCTTTGCCATGCGCGGGGCGACCGGCCTGATGGGAGAGGCTGGCCCTGAGGCGATCATGCCGCTGGCGCGCGGGCCGGACGGCAAGCTCGGTGTGCGTGGGGCGGGGGGTGCGGTGAACGTGGTGATGAACATCTCCACCCCCGATGCCGAAAGTTTCCGCCGCAGTCAGGGCCAGATCGCGGCACAGATGAGCCGTGTGATCGGACGCGGGCAACGCAACCGCTGAGAAGGAGGGATAGATGGGATTTCACGAGGTGAGATTTCCCGCCAAGCTGAGCTTCGGCTCGATTGGCGGGCCGGAGCGGCGCACCGATGTGGTGACGCTGGCCAACGGGTTCGAGGAGCGCAACACCCCCTGGGCCCATTCGCGCCGCCGTTATGACGCGGGGGTGGGCATGCGCAGCCTTGACGATGTGGAAACGCTGATCGCGTTCTTCGAGGCGCGCCGTGGGCAGCTTTACGGGTTCCGCTGGAAGGACTGGTCGGATTACAAATCCTCGCTTCCGTCCAGGGAGGTGACGTTTCGCGATCAGGTGATCGGGGTCGGTGATGAGGTCAACGACACCTTCCAACTCGTGAAGACCTATAGCTCTGGCGGGAACGATTATGTGCGGCCCATCGTGAAGCCGGTGGCCGGATCGGTGCGGGCCGGGCTCGATACCGACGAATTGCAGGAGGGTGTTCACTACGAGGTGGATACCACCACCGGGCGGATCACCTTCGCCGAACCGCCGAGCGTCGGGCGGCAGATCACCGCCGGGTTCGAATTCGACGTGCCGGTGCGTTTCGATACCGACCGTATCCAGACCAGCGTGGCAAGTTTTCACGCCGGTGACGTGCCGAATGTACCGGTCGTGGAGGTGCGTATCTGATGGCGTTTCATGACGGATTGAAGGCGCATCTGGCGACTGGCACGACGCATGTGGCACGTTGCTGGAAAATCACGCGGACGGATGGAATCGCCTTCGGCTTTACCGATCACGACCGCAACCTGAGCTTCGGGGGGGTGACGTTCAAGGCCGATACGGGACTGTCGGCGGTCGCGCTGGAACAGAGCACGGGGCTTTCGGTCGACAATACCGAAGCTCTTGGCGCGCTGAGCGATGCCGCTGTGAGCGAGGCCGACATCGAGGCCGGGCGGTTCGACGGGGCAGAGGTTGAAGCATGGCTGGTCAACTGGGCCGAGATAGAGGAGCGTACGTTTCTGTTCAGGGGCACCATCGGAGAGATCCGGCGGGCCGGCGGGGCCTTTCAGGCAGAGTTGCGCGGGCTGACAGAGGCGCTCAACCGCCCGCTGGGACGGATCTTTCAGAAACCGTGCACCGCAGTTTTGGGCGATGCGGCCTGCGGCTTTGATCTCGACAGCCCGGGTTATGCTGCCATTCGCGCGGTGGAAGCTGTGGAGGATCAGCGGGTGTTCCGCTGGCTGTCGTTTTCGGGGTTCGAGCCGGGGTGGTTCACGCGCGGACGCCTGTCGGTGCAGTCGGGCGCGGCGTCGGGACTGACCGGCATCGTCAAGCGGGATTGGTTCGATGAGCGTGGGCGCGTTATCGAGCTATGGGCGCCGCTGCGTGCAACGGTTCAGCCGGGAGACATGATCCGGATCGATGCGGGGTGCGACAAGCGGTTCGAGACCTGCCGCCTCAAGTTCAACAATCTTGTGAACTATCAGGGCTTTCCCGATCTGCCCGGCGACGACTGGTTGATGGCCCACCCTGTGCGTGACGGCACGGCAACCGGCGGGAGCCGCCGATGAGCGGCGCGAACGGTGCAAGGGTCGTCGCCATCGCGCGGAGCTGGGTCGGCACGCCCTATCGCCATCAGACCGCTACGCGATCGGCCGGGACCGATTGTCTGGGCCTGCTGCGGGGGATCTGGCGAACCCTTTACGGGGCGGAGCCCGAGGCAGTTCCCGCCTACAGCATGGACTGGTCGGAGCCTCAGGGGCAGAAACTGCTCTGGGATGCGGCGCGGCGTCACCTGATCGAAAAGGATCTGACAAGCGAGGCGGCTGGCGATGTTCTTCTCTTCCGGATGCGCCGGTCATCGGTTGCGAAACATCTTGGCATCGCGGGGGAGATCGGCGGACGGGCCACATTCATTCATGCCTATTCGGGCCATGCGGTGCTGGAAAGCCCGCTGAGCAGCCCGTGGCGTCGCCGCATCGTGGCGCGTTTCGAATTTCCCAAGGAGGTCGGCTAATGGCCACAGTTCTCTTGTCTGCCGCGGGCGCGGCACTTGGCGGTTCAATCGGTGGCACAGTGGCAGGTTTGTCCAAGGTGGCCGTGGGGCGGCTGGTCGGTGCGACGCTGGGACGGGCGATCGACCAACGGATCATGGGTCAAGGCTCTGACGTGGTGGAAAGCGGCCGGGTCGACCGCTTTCGGATCACTGGCGCTGCCGAGGGCAATGCGATTGCCCGTGTGCATGGGCAGATGCGTGTTGGCGGGCAGGTGATCTGGGCGTCCCGGTTTTCCGAAAGCGTCTTGACGAGCGGTGGGGGCAAGGGGCTTTCACCGCAACCTTCGGTGCGCGAATACAGCTATTCGGTCTCGCTGGCCATCGCGCTCTGCGAGGGAGAGATCACGCGCGTGGGCCGGGTCTGGGCCGACGGAATGGAGATCAGCCCGGATGATCTCAACATGCGAGTCTATACTGGCACGCGCGATCAGCTTCCCGATCCAAAGATCGAGGCGGTCGAAGGGACGGGACGTGTCCCCGCCTATCGCGGAACGGCGTATCTTGTGCTGGAAGACCTGCAACTGGAACCGTTCGGTAACCGCGTTCCGCAATTCAGCTTCGAAGTGTTCCGGCCCGCGCCGGTTGATCAGCAAGACGCGCAGTTTGAACCGGCCCATGCTGTGCGGGGCGTGGCGCTGATCCCCGGGACGGGGGAATACAGCCTGTCCACAACCCCGGTCTATTACCGCAACGGCCCGGGCGAAAGCTGGGCCGCCAATCTCAACACGCCCTCCGGCAAGACCGATTTCGAAACGTCGTTGGAGGCGCTGGACGCGGAAATGCCGAATTACGCGGCGGTCTCTCTGATCGTGTCGTGGTTCGGTAGCGATCTGCGCTGCGCTGCCTGCGATGTGCAGCCCCGGCCCGAACAGACCGATTTCGAGGGCTCCATGCCTTGGCGCGTGGCGGGTCTCGGCGGCGCGGAGGCGTCGGCGGTCGCCACCTCGGAGGGGCGCCCGGTGTATGGCGGCACTCCATCGGACGGTAGCGTGATCGAGGCGATCAGACGGATGAACGACATGGGAAAGAACGTCACGTTCTATCCCTTCATCCTGATGGAACAGCTTGCGGACAATGGTTTGCCCGATCCGTGGAGCGATGCGTCCGATCAGCCGGTGCTTCCGTGGCGCGGGCGCATCACATTGTCGAAAGCACCGGGACAGCCCGGTAGCCCGGACCGATCAGCGCAGGCGGATAGCGAGGTTGCGGATTTCTTCGGCGCAGCGAGCGCGGCTGATTTCGAGATTGCGAATGGGCAGGTGAGCTATTCCGGCCCGGCGGAGTGGCGGTATCGCAGGTTCATCCTGCACTATGCCGCGCTGTGCAAGGCGGCGGGCGGGGTCGGGGCCTTCTGTATCGGATCGGAAATGCGCGCTCTGACCCAGATTCGCGGAGCGGGCGATGTCTTTGCCGTTGTAGAGCAGATGCGGGGCCTCGCGGCAGATGTGCGAGCCATTCTCGGGCCGGATGTGAAGATCGGATATGCTGCCGACTGGTCGGAATACTTCGGCTACCATCCGCAGGATGGAAGTGGCGATGTTTATTTCCACCTTGATCCGCTTTGGGCCGACGATGCGATCGACTTCGTCGGCATCGACAACTACATGCCCTTGTCCGACTGGCGCGACGGGGATGCACATGCGGACGCCGTCTGGGGCACGATCTACAACCCCGCCTACCTGAAGGCCAATGTGGCCGGAGGCGAGGGGTACGATTGGTTCTACCACTCGCCCGAAGCCGAAGCGGCGCAGATCTGCACGCCAATCACCGATGGCGCCTATGATGAGCCCTGGGTCTTTCGCCACAAGGATATCCGCAACTGGTGGATGAACGAACATCATGAGCGGATCGGCGGCGTGCGGCAAGAGACGCCGACCGCCTGGAAGCCGCAATCCAAGCCGATCTGGTTCACCGAACTGGGCTGTGCGGCGATCGACAAGGGCACGAACCAGCCCAACAAGTTCCTCGATCCCAAATCGTCAGAGTCGCGCCTGCCGAGTTATTCCAATGGACGCCGGGACGATTTCATTCAGAGGCAATATCTGCGCGCCATATACGACCATTGGGGCGATCCGGCGCAAAATCCGGTTTCCCCGGAATACGGCGGACCAATGGTCGACATGGCCCGCGCGCATGTCTGGGCCTGGGATGCGCGTCCGTTTCCGCATTTTCCCAATAATCGGGAGCTTTGGAGCGACGGGGACAACTATCGTCGCGGTCATTGGCTGAATGGACGGGTTTCCAACCGGTCACTGGCGTCCGTGGTGAGGGAAATTTGCGAACGCGCCGGGGTTCTTGCGTTCGATGTGGACGATCTTCGGGGAGTCGTGCGCGGTTTCGCCATCGGTGAGGTTGCGGATGCGCGCACGGCACTTCAGCCGCTCATGCTTCAGCACGGATTCGACGCGGTGGATCGTGAAGGCGTTCTCACCTTCATGATGCGCGACGGGCGCGATGCTATAGCAATTGCGCGGGACGATCTGGCGATGAGCGGTGACCTCGACGGGGTGGTGAGCCGGACGCGGGGATCGGAGGCCGACATGTCAGGGCGGGTTCAGGTCGGTTTTGTCCAAGCCGGCGGGGATTATGACATGATCTCGGAAGAGGCTGTGCTCCCCAGAGACGACGCATGCTCTCACCCGCACCGAATTGCCGCTATCGATGACAAGGGCAGAGGGGCGCCAAGCGGCCGAACGCTGGTTGACGGAGGCGCGTGTCGCGCGTGATGGCCTGCGCATTGCCCTGCCGCCGTCGCGGATGCATGTCGGGGCGGGTGACGTGATCGAACTTGCCGTTGACGATGCAGGGAACCCGGAGCGATATCGCATCGACCGGGTGGAGCAGGGCGCGATGCAGCTTCTGGAAGCGGTTCGAATTGAGTCCGAGGTCTATGTTCTCTCCGATATCGGCGAGGATACGCCGGGGGTCTCGCCGTTTGTGCCACCGGTTCCCGTTCTTCCCGTGTTTCTTGACCTGCCATTGATGACAGGCGACGAAGTTCCGCACGCGCCGCATATCGCGGTGACGGCAAAGCCATGGCCGGGGACGGTTGCGCTCTACAATTCGGACAGCGACTCGAACTATAGGCTTGATCAGATCATCGGCCACCGGGCCGTCGTTGGGGTGTCCGAAACACCGCTTTTCGCGGCAAGCTCGAGTCTTCTGGACAAGGGACCGGATCTGCAAATCCGGCTGACGGCCGGACAACTCGAAGGCGTTGACGAGGCGGCATTGCTCAGTGGCCGGAATCTGGCGGCTATCGGGGATGGAAGCGCTGGCAATTGGGAACTTTTCCAATTTCAGAGAGCGGAGCTTCTTGAGCCGAATACCTACCTTCTCCGCAACAGGTTGCGCGGTCAGCTGGGCAGTGACGGCATCATGCCGGCGCAATGGCCCTCCGGTTCGACCTTTGTGCTGATCGACCCGGCGCTGACACAGATCGCGTTGAAAACGGCTGCACGGAATTTAGCGCGTCACTACCGGATTGGTCCGGCCAGACGCGGCTATGACGACCCGAGCTATGAGCATCGCATAGAGGCGTTTTCCGGCATCGGGTTGCGCCCCTATGCACCCTGTCATCTGCGCGTGACAGCAGATGGTGCGGGAGGCAGCATGTGGTCCTGGATTCGTCGTACCCGTATTGACGGGGATGAGTGGGATCTGCCCGAAGTGCCGCTTGGCGAGGAGAGCGAAGTCTATGTCGTGCGAGTCATGCAGGGCAGCATGATCCTACGTGAAGCCGTCACGACAACGCCGAACTGGATCTATACCGCGGCCGAGAAGGCTGATGATGGTGTGTCGGTCCCCTATGAGGTTCATGTGGCGCAGATTTCCGCGCGGTTTGGCGCGGGTCTGTTTGCAAGGGCGACAGTTTCAGACTGA